CTTCGACTGGGGGCTCGGCGGCTTCTGGTTCTTCGGCTACTTCAGGCTCTACTTCGCCTTGCAAAACTGCTAGCATTGGAGGAGCGCCTGCAGTAATAAAAGCGTTTACGGATGCTTCGGCTTCTTCAGGTGAGAAACCGAGATTGATTACCTCGCTGACAAACGCTTCTTTGATTGCAGGAAGAAGCTCGTCTTTGATCTTGGCTTCGATCTCTGGGGTTAACATTCTACTTTCCTTTTTGTATTTTTGAATTGAATCTTGGAGTAAAGTCTTGATTGATTTCTTAAGCAAGGCTTGGCGATTTGCAGGAACTGATACGACGCTAAACTCTACAAGCTCGGACTTTGTATAAACAGTTACTTTTTGCCCGTCGATTGTTTGCTCTTCGTATTCGTTTGGAATGATACCAACTGAAACGGCCTTAACAAAACCTGCATTGATTAGCTTATTGAGTTTCTTGCCCTCTTCGGTGATACACTCAATTTGAATTGTCGCTTCTAAGTTTTCGCCATTCATTGCAAAACCCAAACAGCGACCGATAGGCCACTTGTCCGAGTCATGCTGAGCTAAGACTATGGGATTATTTAGATATGCTGTATAGTCTATACCGCTTGGAACTATGATTGTCCCATAGCGGTCAACTTCGGGAGTCGATACTACGAAAGTATAGAGATCATTCTCTTTCTCTTCGTAGCCTTCCTCCATTTCGTAGCCGTCCCTAAGTTGTAGGTTCAGCTCGCGTGTTATTAAATTCATATTGAAACCTCTATTTTAATTACATTTCCACTGGGAATAATTGGCATCTGCAGTTGACTGCATTTGAAGCGCTTAGACCAGAGCCAAGCGGGCGCTTCGCTTTCTCGGTTTTGACTTCAATGATATTGCCTTCTTTATCTTTGACTTCAGTCACTACGGTAAAATATCCATCCGCGCCTTGAGTCGAGCCTTCCATGGCCGCGTGTGCAGGCCTTACTCGGTTATCTCTTTGAGTTAGCCATACCATTTTGAAGCCTTCATCTTTGTAGACTGCATATTGCATCCCGCTTGTAACATTTGCGCTTGTTGTATTTGCAATTGCACGCGCTCTGCTTGTTTGCAAAGAGTCGAACTTGCTTGTAAGAATCTTAAATAATTCATCTTTATCCTTACCAGCGTTTGCAGTTAAAGTCGCTTGGACTTCTTGCTTGATAACTCCGATAGAATCTCGGATTTGAGCGCTTGACTCTTCGACCAAGGCGATAACCTCTGCAGTCGGAGGAACGCCGCCTTCAATTGCAAGAGTAGCGTAAAGCTCTTGAGCTACTTGATTACAAGCCTCTGCAATAATTGCATCATACTTTGCAAGCTCGCTCTCTGGAATATCTACAGTCGAAAGGCTAATTACGCCATCATCTGCGAGCTGAAAAACTTGCTCTTTGATTTGTGCAATGATCATCTCAACTACATTCTCTAAAGCACCAGCATTCGCTTCAGTTATCCCGTCAAAGTTTCTCCAGAACAAATCCTTTGCATCGGCTGTAACGATAGGGAGCTTGGCATTTGCTCGGGTTAAGAGTTTTCGAGCCACCACGGGCACGGGAGCGGGGTTAACGGCGCTTTGAAGCGGGACAAAACCATTAGCAATAAGCGGCGTATCTCCATTTGGTATCGGATCGTACCCGCGCTCGCCTCTTGCGTCGTTGATTGTCTTTATTCCCCACTTAAGCTCGAACTCTTCTTGCCTCATATCAGCGTCGGGATCTGCGTATTCATACGGTTGCGCTTCAATTAAAACATCCTCTTCCCATCGTCTAAAATGGCGAGTAAACTCTTCAGCAATGTAGAGCGCTTCGGGATCGATCGTGTTTTGTCTAAAGATTGCAAACTGAACCTCTGCAGTCGCTCTGTTTTGGAATGATCCATCGAGCATTCCAGGGGGCACGCCGAAGACTTGAGCGATTTGAGCGCGGGTATCACGGCTTACCGCGTCGTAGCTCACTGCAAGCTCACCTTTTGGCGGTAATTCTAATTGCATACCACCTCCGAGCAAAGCTCGGAGCTTGTAGTCTGGTAGTTCTTCATTCCAAGCGCTTTTAAGCTTTTGCCATTCGTCTTGGTCAAACCTTTCAGGGAACTTTGCAATAAGAGGCGGGACTGTATTATTAGCAAACAATCGAGCTAAATACGCTGATACCTCGCGGTCTATATTCGCATATTCCAAAGCGGCTGAAACAAGACCAACGCCGAAGATATTCATACCGATAATTTCTTCAGGGCGTGCGGCGGGGTGGAGCTTTGCAAGGTGAATAATCTCCTTTTCAGGAATTGCTATATTACCCTCTTGCGCTGACTGATAGACATACCCATCTATGAAGTTATTTTCCCCTTTAATGACTCTCATTCTTGTCGGATTTAATACCCACATTTGCAAGGGCACGCGGTAGCCATTTGTCGGAGTCCATATAAACGCATTACCATTGATTGATAGCCAGTTTTCAATATATCCAAAGACTTGAGAGCGCGTAAAATACGGATTCGGATTGCTTAAAAGCTCGTTTGTCCAATGACCGCGTCCAAGTTCTTCTTTTTCCCAGTTCTGCTCTTTATATGCATCGAACTTGATACCGCTCAAAGCATTCGCTCTATGCTGCAAGCAAGCAAAGACGGTCCCTCGAAGAGAGGCGCTTAACTCATTACCGACTTGAGTCGCACCGATATTACGAGAGCCACCCGACCGAATATACGGTCTGTCGTTTCTTCGCGGTGCAACTGCAGCCGCGATTCTATCTCTAAGTTGGTCAAGTAGACTCATACATATATCTGTGGAGTTTTGCGAATAGCGTTGAAGGCATAACCCAACGCGTCAATAAAGTCATCATGCTTGTCTTGCGGAGTGCCTGTAAAACTTAGCAGCTCCTCGGTAAATTCCGGATTGATATGAGGGACATGATAGACAAGCCCTTGCTCATATCTTGCCTCTACGGGCTGAAAGCGTATTACTTTGTCTCGATCCGCTCTCACTCCGACTACATTCATCTTAGTATTTCTTTTCAGCTCTTGCACCATCCAAGCTTGTGCTTGATTTGATTCCACTGCAACTACTCTTGCATTCCATCTTTGCTCGGCTGACATAATCTTACGGCCTATCTCTTGGAATTGCGCTCTAAAATGGTCCGCTTCAACTACAACAACATCTCCATCTTTTGTCGTGCCTATTACAACTATTGCCGTATAGTCTGCAGTTTCTTTCTGGCTAATTGCCAAATCCACTCCAATGTAATACGCCGTACATTCTTGACCGTTTGTAGTGCGTAACCATTCTCTCTTAATCTTAGCCGCTGATCTATCGACATATTCTGCAAGAAACTCTTGCGCAAATACCAAAGAGGGTAGCAGTTCCTTTTGTCTATCAACTTCGCTTATCTTGATTTGCCCGCCGTCGTAAGTCGAGTAGTGGAATGATTGCCAGTCATCCATAGTCTCGGAGAGCTGATCTAATTGCCAAAAGTGATTCTTGCCTTTCGGCGTTGAGAAGAAATACGCATCTCCTTCGTAATCTGCGAGCATCGGACTTAATACAAAGTTCCAATCATCTTCAGCATTCGGGCAATGTGCCCACTCATCGCATATCACTCTATGAAACTTATTACCTCGGAGTCCATCCGCGCGGTAAATACCTTGCAAAACCAATGTACTGCGGCCTAGTTTAATCTGGCCTTGTTTGTAAGTTGCGCCAAGCGGTGCAAAGAAATTTTGTGCTTCGGTCTCTCGTCCTGAGAGCTCGGTATATGAGGGCGCTGTGTAGAGAACATACGACCCATCAATTTCAAGCATTTTCTCAAGGGCCAAAGCAAAAGCCAAATAAGACTTCCCAAAGCGACGACCGCACCGAACAACATTAAAGCGCTTCCGATTCCGAAGTATCTCAAGCTGTTTGTCATGCGGTTTTATCCTGATCACTGTGTCCATTTTGTGAACCCCACTCAATTATCATTTTGCCTTTCTCTGCTACTTGATTATTCAAGTGAGTCAGTAACTCCATTAGTAGTTTCATGGCTGTTATATCTTCTTTTAGCAAGATCTTTTTATGAATCAGCATATCGATAATTTCAGCCGCTACAGTTTCTTTAGTTTTGCCGGG